AACGGCATCCGTCTTGAGCAATGCGACCCAGATTCCACGGCAATTCGTATGGATTTGCCCGATCCTGCCGAACGGGTCGGTGGCCGAAATGATCCTCTCGTCGAGCGAAAGGCACATCTGGCAGGTCTTCATGTCGAGGATCTCGGAGCGTTGCAACCCGTATACCTGCCCACGGTAGGTGTCGAACACGAGGTCACGCCCATCGTCGAAGGAGTCGATCACGATCCGTCCGGTGATCTGCGAGTTCCACCAATTCGAGATGTCGTCGTATGCCTTGGCAAGCTCGTTCACCGCCTGCGCCTTTCCCACTCCCTTTTGGATGATGTCGAGCATCTTCTTTTTCATCGTTCCGAGGATTTCCGCCGCCCGTTCCTCCAAGAGGAGGTCAACACGGGTGTTGGCGATCTTGGTGCGGGAGCTTGGGGTGGTCGGGAGGGACTGGTCAAGCTCGTTCGATGCCGTGCGCTTTCCCTCCTCAAGTGCGGACTTGGCGAGGTTCTTGATGTCCGACGAAAGGCCGGAAACGGAACCGAGCGCAAGGGCAACAATGGCGGCGATATCTTTGCCGTCGATGATCTTTTCGGCCTCTCGGAGCAATTCTTCCCTTTGGTCGTCCGAGGCGATGCGAAGCCGATCCATCACGTCCTGTTCCATCTCGGTGAAGAAGTCGTCGATCTCCGCCAGCTTGACCCGATCTTCAGCCAACGTCAGTTTGCGAAAGTAGGTGCGCTCGGCAAGAGACAGCGGCTTCGGGGAGCGCAGTTGGGCATCGATCTCGTCGTGTTCGTCCTGCATTTCCTCCATGCGGTTGCGGATGCGGTCTTGGGCATCCTTGGTCTTCGCCTTCATGAGGGACGACCGTGCCTTTTCCATCTTTTCGTCCAGCTTTTCCTGCTTGGAGCGCATGCGGTCACGCACTTTCGTTTCCTTTTCCATCGCCTTGTCTTGGTTGTGTTCCTCCCGCACCACGTCCTTGCGATCCTCAATCTTTCCCCGCTCGGACTTGATGCCCGAAAGGCCAGCCGCAATCATGATGCGGATTTCCTCAACCTTCGCCTTGATCGTGGCGTTAAATGCCTTTTTCGCACGGCTGTCGCTGATCGTCTTGCTCGTCTCACGGAAGCCGGTGACGACGGCACGAAGCTCAACGATCCTCCGCTTGGCATCGTCGATGTTGCTCACACGCCCGGAAATGTCCGCATCCTTCTGAAACTTGTTCGTGAGGGTTCCTTCCTTTGCGGTTCCGCCCTTCTTCAACGCCTCGCTGATCTTCTTCTTCGTCTCGTCGGACAACGGCTCGCCCTTCGCCCCGAAGATATGCTCGGTCAGGCCGAGCGCATCCTGTTCCTCCGGCGGCAAGTCCTTCGCCTTCTCCATGATCTCGTCGTCGCTCATGTCCTCCGTGCCGTCGCCTTCCGCAGAGTTATCCACAGGGGTATCTGACGACTGGCCGGGAAGTCCTGCGATTTCCGCCTCAAGCAAGGCAAGGTCTGCCACGAGGTTGTTCAGTTCCTCGTCTTCCTCGGATTCGAAGTCGGAGACGACCAGTTCGGGGAGCTTGAACGTCTTATGCGCCCACGCCTTGATCTCCGGGGAAACCTCGACCACTCCTGCGTCAATGAGGGTCTTGAGTGCGGTCGCCGTCTCGCCGAAGTCAACCTCGCCGATATCGCCGAACCGGAGCTTCGGGTATTCCTCCTGCTCCCCGTAGTTCAGGATGACAATCTCCTTGACGAGCTGTTCGTTGATCGTATTCGCAATGTAGTCGGCAATGGAACGCAGGTTCAGCAGGAAGAATGACGACTGATCCTTCGAGAGCGCATAGCTTCCGCCTCCGCCGCCGGAACCCAAGTCCATGAATTGGGCAAGAATGTTGATGGCGATCATGCGGTCATGGTGTCTCACCGATTCGATCAATGCGCCGGACTGATCGGCAATTCCTGCGGTCATGAGTTCGATCTCCCAGTTCGGGTTTGGCTGGACGATGAACGCCGCCTCGTTGATCTTGAAGTTCTCTCCCAGTTCCTCCGCATCGGCCTTGTCGTCGTCGCTCGCCCCGTCTGGGAGCTTGATCTTCAACACGCCAGCCCCACGTTCGAGGCGGATGCCGTCGATGCGATAGAGGTTGTCCTTGAAATACCAATGCTTGTATGCCGAGCGCAAAACGGAAACGCCCTCGTGGTTATCACCCTCCTTGTTGTGGGTGAACAGCACGAGCTTTTCCATCGGGATCTCCGGCGTGGTCGTATCAAGCCCGGCAACGGTCGTCGGGAGCTGTTGGGTAATGCCCGGCTTGGTCGGGTCGCTGGTCAAAGTCCATCGGGAAATGGACGACGGCTTGCGTGGACTTAATTTCTTGATGTAAACCATCCCGTCCCGAATCTCGTAGACCTTCTCGAACGGGTAGTACCCGAAGTCCAAATATCCGAGAAGCTCACGCATGAAATTGGAAAATCCCCCTTCCAAGTAAACGAAAAGGTTGCGCCGCACATAGTCGGCAATCTCGTTCTGAAGCTCGTCGTTCGAGTCGGCTGACTCGATTGTCCGTTCCGCCTGCAGGATCGGGAGCTTCATTGCGGTAAGCACCCCGTTGACCGTTGCGTCGCCCTTCCGCATCTTCTCGTAAATCTCAACGCCTCCCTGCCCGTGAAAGTCGGAGTTGTAGTCCTCCGTGATGAAGCCGGAGAAGATCGACGTGCCGGGACGACCCATTTCACGGCGGGCTGATGCCACCGTCGGACGCTCGGCGAAGGCACGGCGAACGGACTCCGAAAGATTTTTGATGAAACCCATAGATTAGAATTGCTTTTCACGAATGTTGCCAAGCACTCCGGTTCGCTTCTTTGCGTTTAATTTTACAGCATTTGAGGCAAAGAGTGAATTTGCGTAGACGAAAGCGTCCACGAGGTCGTCATGGCTCCCGTTCGGAAACTGGATTAGCTCGTTGTAGAGATCGACGTGCGATGCGGAAAACTTGATGATTCCCTGCGAAACCAACGGCTCGACGAACCTTGCACGGTTCACCTTGTCCCGTCCCTTCGGGTCGAGGGCGACGAGGCGGTACTTGTTCCGTGCGAGAAGGAGCTGGTAGAGGGCGGTCTGGTTCATCACCTTTTCCACCCCTGCGATCTGCGGTTCCCACTTCGAGTATACCTCGTCGAAGACCTTTTCCTGCTCGGTGATTGGGCCTTTGAACCTCCGTGCCTCCAAAACGTACCGCTTGTTGTCCCTGCGATCCCTTCCGACGACGCAAATGCCCATGAAGTCGGCCATCTGGCTTTGTCCTGCGTTCGGATCGACCGCCATCTTGATATCGAGCCAGTTGAGGTCAGGAAGAACGGGATAAATGTTCTGATCCATCCACTCACGCTTGAACACGCTCGTCTCGTCGTTGACCGGCTCGTTCAGGTATTCCTGCGAGAACGCCTGCAACCCGATGCCCTCGATATGCTTTCCGCTCTCGTCAACGTATCCGTCACGGAGCTTGAACAAGTCCTCAATCGACCACATCTCCGGCCAGATGCTCTTTCCTTCCTCAATCGCCCTGCGAAAGATGCCGCCATGCCCATGATAAAACTTCAACACCTCGCTGTCGGGATGAATCACCGTTCCGATAATCTTGAGGTATCCACGCTTCTTGTCCTTCGAGGGAATGATGACGTTCGTGATCCAGTTGTGGAGCTTCCGGCGTTGGATCGTACTCATGACCTGCTCGTCGTTCTCGATGTCGTCGCAGATGATCTTGGTCGGGCGGTTGTTCTTGATGTTCACGCCACGCCCCTTTCCGGCTCCACGGGCGACCACGTTGACCCCGTTGCTCGTCTCGAAATGGACGTTTGTCCACTTTCTCCCGGTCAAACTCTCGGGAGGAACCATGTTTCCGTACACGTCGATCAGCCCATCGTTGTTCTCCAGCTCCGCCTTGATACTCTCGAAATGGAACCCTGCGTCCTGCAACGTGTCCGAAATATACAAAATGACGCTTTCCAACTGATAAACGATGTCATGCAGGGTATCGATCTTCTCCCACGTCGATTTGGCAAAGCCACGGGGAAAGATGATCGCCGAATCCTCACGCCTCGTCATCTCCCGAATGAGGGTGAGATGGCACTCCGGCGTGGCAAAGTCCCCGGTAATGATGTGGGGAAAGAAGTAACGGCCAAAAATATGCAGGAATTTCTTTTCCCGCAACGAATCATGGAGAAAGGTACACCTAGCCCCCCTGTTCGGTTGCTTTCGGAGTATCCCCAGCCACTCCTCGAACGACCCCGTGATCTCCGGTTCTTCCGGGTTCGAGGTGGTTCCAACGTTCGAGGTATCGGAGTGTTGCGTCGTCGAGTTCATGCTTTTGTTTGATTTCCCCGTCATGCGTCACCTTCTGCTTGTAGTCGGGATGCCGCCTTGCGAGGAAGAATTGCAACGCCTTGATGTTGTCGCCCACGATTGCCTGCCCCTTGAGAACCTGCTCGGCGTTCTGCAGGTCTTCCCATTCGTAGCGTTCCATCTCCTCCTTGAAAAAGGGGAATTTCTCCATCCACTCATACATCGTCTGTCGGGAGATGTCGGTGTCCCGGCATGCCTTCGCCTTGTTGCAAAAGCAATCACGGTACGATTTCAGGAATCGAAACTGTACTGCGGTCAGTTCGGTTTTGTTAGGTTCCTCGTCCATATCTCATAAAACATGCGAAAAGTGTCAGGTTGTGTAAACTACCCCACTTGCACACCTTTCGTCTTTTTCTCTCAACCCAGCGAAGAATCTCCAATGTCTCCCAGTTCCTCATCCTCGCATCGCTCAAGCACGAAAATGCCCAGCTTGTCCCCCTTCGTCCCTTCCATTCTCAACCTGTCGAAAAACCCCGTCAACCTTCGGTAAATGGCCGAGGTCAGGCGTACCCGATAAACCCTCCGCACCTGTATCTCGCATTCCCCCTCCTGCCCTTGGTCGAGCAGTTCCCGAATCTTCTTGAACGTTTCCTCGTCCACCCCCGCCTTGATGGTGTTCTCGGGGGTCGCCTTGCCTTCCTCGAAGGAAACGTCGTTCTGGACGAATTTGTCCCAGTCGAACGCCAGCATGTCCAACCGTTCCTGAACCTCCTTGTCCGTGAATGGCAGACGCTTCCGTCCCGCCTCGCTGATCTCCAAAAGCACCTTGGCGAGCTTGAGGTCGTTGATCGGGATCTTGATCAAGTCCTTGTTGAGCGTCCGGGTCATCGCCTCGTCCCTTGAGAGTTTGCCGAGGTTGTTGATCGGCACTTCGGTCGCCCCGAGTTCCCGCAGGGCAAGATAGCGGTGCTGGCCGTCCACGATCTCGAACGAGCCGTCCTCCGTCTCCCTGCATTCCACCGGCTCGGTGAACCCGTGATCCAAAATCGTCTTTACGAGTTTTTCGTAAAGTTCCCTGTTCTCCTTGCTTTCTTCGAGCGAATCCTTCGGGTTGTAGTCGTTCATGCGCACCTTGTCCACGGGGACGAATTGCACGTTGATCGCTATTCCCAGCTCACCCCTCTTGTTTGCCATAGGTCTGTGATAAATTTTTGGGCTTTCAGGTATTCCCTGACGTTCGTCTGGTTGATGACCTTGTAGTCGGCGGCATGGAGCATGTACTGATCCAAGTCCTGATCGGGGTCTTTCTTGCTCCGGGAGACGAGCTTGCCGTCCTTGAACCGTACCATGTGCCGGAACTTCCCGCCCATGAGCCAGCTCGTCGCATCCACCGAGTACCACGGGTATCGCTCCCATGCCCAGAACGCATTGACCCCGAAGCCGTGAACCTTCACCGGCCAGTGCCTCTTGATGACCGAGAAGCAGGAGTCGAGCCACTTCTTCATCTTCCTTGGGCGGATTGCCAATGGCACAAGCCCCCCGAGGGCGATGTAGTCGTACTTCTCGCACATCCGTTCCAGTTCTTCGAGCGGCGAACCCGCATGAAAGGTCGGGAGCGGTTTGAGTCCCGCCGATTCCATTTTCTCGATGTTCTTGGCGGTTGCCTGCCAGTCGCCGATCACGTCGAGCCCGGCATAAACCTCGAAGCAATCCTCGTACTTCTTGATGTATTCGATGTACCCGTCCAAGTCCACGGTCTCCCCGCTTGCGAAGGCGGAGAACGCACCGGAGTCGAGAAACAGCTCTTTGTCGAGCAACCCGTACTCTTGATGCCATGCCCGATAGTCCTTCCTGCGGAACAAGATGTAGCTTTCAAGCAAACACTCCACGCCCTCCACCTCGGCGATCTCCTTGTCCGTCGTGTATCCGGCGAAGTAGAGGCGCATATCAAAAAAGCATCCCCACGGCCTTGAAGCCGAGGAAAATGCCGATGATTCCCATGATGCCCGAAAAGACGGGCGGTGCGGGAATCGGGAGCTTGAGGAGGGCGAAGACGACTCCGACGATCCCCCCGGTCAGGAGTGAGAGCAGGATTTCACGCATATGCTATCGCAATGAATCGAAGAATTCGCTTCGGGCGGCGGGGTTCTCAAGGAACACGCCGGTCATCTTGTTGGTCGTCATCACGGAGTTCTGCTTGTTCACGCCCCGTGACTTCATGCAGAGGTGCTGTGCCTCGATCATCACGGCCACACCCTTCGGGCAGAGCTTGTCGTTGAGGAAGGCGGCCACCTGCTCGGTGATGCGCTCTTGGTTCTGCAACCGCCGTGCGAACAGGTCTACCACACGGGCGAGCTTCGAGATGCCGACGATCTTCCCGTTCGGGATATAGGCGACGTGCGCCCGTCCGAAGAACGGGAGGAGATGATGCTCGCAGGTCGAATGAAACTCAATGTCCTTGAGAAGCACCATCTGGTCGTAGCCCTCCGAGTCGAACACGGTCATGAATGCGTCCCCGTCGGTACGATAGCCCTCCGTGAGTTCCTTCCACGCCTTCGTCACACGCTTGGGGGTTTTTTTCAATCCCTCACGGAGCGGGTCTTCCCCCATGCCACGGATGAGGGCGGTCACGGCCTGTTCCATGCCTCCCGGCGTGTCCTCCTGCGTCTCCCACGGGAAGACGAGCCATTCGTCCTTGCCGTATTCCATATAGGCATATGACGGGATGGAAA